ATAAATATAAAGATATAGATGGATTTAAACCATATCTGAAAAATTATATTTCTCGTCCCATTGAAAATTTTCTTACAGGTGTTAGAAATTTCTTTGTTGATGATAATATTGATGCTGATTTAGATAGTGTTGATGTTGGGAAAATTGATGGTGATTTTAATGGGTCGTAGTTATAATAATTATCAAAATAATCATAGTAAGTATTCTGGACATAGTAATCAATTTAAAGCACCTAAGTCAATGATAAAAGATAAAGATAGAAATGAACAATGGCAAGAAAATTTAATTGATTGGACTACTTTTTATCGACGTAATATTCATAGATTTATTCAACATTATTTTGGAGTACAATTATATTGGTATCAAATAATTTGGATATATTTTATGAGTATATGTGAAAGTTTTGTTACAATTGCAAGTAGAGCAGCAGCAAAGTCATGGTTAATTGCTTTATTGGCTTATGCTAGAGGTGTACTTTATCCAAATAGTGAAATTGTAATTGTAGCAGCCTCAATGAAACAGGCAGGTATTATATTTGGTAAAATGTCAAGATTAAAAGATGACTATCCAAATATTTCTAGAGAAGTAAAAGATTTTTCAGATACTCAAAATAATTGTAGTTGTACTTTACAAAATGGAACAACTATTAAGGTTGTAGCTTGTCAGGAAAGTGGGAGAGGAGAAAGATCTACTTTCACAATTGGTGAAGAATTTCGTATAATGGACAAAACAAAATTTGATGCGATAGTAAAACCATTTTCATATGCTAGACAAACACCATATTTAATGAAACCAGAATATGCAAATGAAAAAATTTTAATTGAAGAACCAAGACAAGTTCTTATATCTTCTGCTTATCATAAAGGATTATGGTGGTATAAAGAAACTTTAGACACTATAAAAATGATGTTAGAAGGAAAAGATGCAGGTTTTATTGCTTTTGATTATTTAATTGCTATTAAACATAATATTAAAACTAAAAAAGCAATAGCAAGAGACAGATCGACTATGGATGCAATAACTTTTTTAGAAGAATATGAAAATATCCCATTTGGAGAGAACAGTAATTCTTATTTTAAATTAGATATGTTTCAAAAAAATAGAAAATTAAAGAAGTCGTTTTATCCTTTAAGACATGATATATTAAATAAAAAGAAAAATCCAAATGAAATAAAAAGAGTAGATGGAGAAATTAGAATTGTTTCAGTAGATATTGCTGCAAGAAAAGGTCAGAAAAATGACAATACAATTATTACTTGTATAAGAGCATTACCTACATTAAAAGGATATCACCGTGAATATGTTTATATGGAATCAAAACAAGGTGAGCATACCGAAAAACAAGCATTACGAATAAAACAAATTTATCATGATTTTGAAGCAGATTATATTGTACTTGATTTACATAACGTAGGTATTACAATTTTCGAGAGACTTGCAACAGTAACAAAAGATGATGAACGTGGAATTGAATATGATGCTTTTACAGTATATGAACATAAATCTCTCGATAAATCATTGATTGATGAATTAAAAGAAAAAACTTTAGCAGCAAAAGCAAAACCTGTTATATATCCTGTTTTAGCTAATGCTAGATTAAATAGTGATATTGCAGTAGATTTTAAAGATAAACTACAAAGAAATATGTGTAATTTCCTTATTGATGAAAATGATGGTGAAGAATATCTAAATAAAACAAATAAAGATTTTTCTCGCAATCAAGATATTAATTTAACTGTATGGTATATTCATCCATATAGACAATTTTCAGAAATGGTTAATGAGACTATTAATTTAGAATATACCATACTTAATGGAAATATTAAATTAGAAACAATTGGTACAGCAAGGAAAGATAGGTATACAAGTTGCAGTTATGGAGGGTATTTTATTTCTTTATTAGAACAAGATTTATTAAAAGAAAAAGAAGAAGATGATCTTGAAAATTTCTTTATTGCTCCAACATCAAAACCTTGGGAAAAATTTTCAAATTACTAATTAATCACTTAAAAAAGTAGGCAGGTGAAATATTTGGCAAGAAAAAAGCAAAAATCACTTTCTGTTACAACAAATAGTAATAATAATATAAATAGTAATATAAACAGTGATATATCAAATACAGATATGTCACCAGATAAATTTTTAGAAACATATTCTAATACATTATATAGTTTGTTAAGAAAGATAAATAATAATCAAGGATACTATCCACATTATAGTAACTCTTTGATGAAAGATATAAATATATCTCCATATAAACCTACTTCTCAAGAGATTGAGAAATGGTTATTACAACCTCATAGATATGAACAACAATTAAGTAATTTGTCACAGTATCTTGAGGGGGTATCTTTACAATTTGAACGTGTAGTTTATCATTTTGCATCTAATCTTGATTTTTATTATTACATTTATCCTATCACTCCCGTTCCCGATCCTAAAAAAGATAAAAAAGCGTTTGCTACATATAAAAACTCTAAAAAGAAAGCATTAGATTTTTTAACGAAACTTAGAATTCAAGAACAATTTTTTAATATAACTTTAGGTGTCATACGTGAGGGTGGAAAATTTTACTATTTAAGAGAAGCGGATAATTATATTGATTATCAAGAAATGCCTTCTGGAGATAATAGATGTATTATAAATGGAAGAACAAGTTTAGGATACACATATGCCTTTGACATGACGTTTTTCCTTCGTACACCACAATCACTTAATGATTATGCTTCTGAATTTACTGATTGGTTTGAAGATTTTTATGAGGATATTAAGACTAATCAAAATTATTTTATACAAATGCCACCTAAAAAATCGGTAGTGTTTCTTTTTGATGACACCAAGGCTGCTAGATTGAATCCTTTAAGGGGTTTGTTTAGAGATGTGTTAGGAATAGATGAATATCGTCAACTCTTGAAGACCAAAACGATGTTAGACACATTTAAATTAATATATTTACAAGCACCACTGGATAAAGATGGAAAACCTTCCATAGATTTCAATACTACTGCCAAATGGGTGGCGGCTTGTCAAGCTGGCTTAAATTTCGGAACTACAGTATTTTCCTCTCCAATGAGTGCCACAGAAATCAAGACCTCTGACAATCAAAGTATAGCAGCAATTTCAAGTATAGTGGGAAATAGTATGTGGCAAAATTCTGGTATATCACCGTTAACATATGGTTCAGCAGATGGTAAATCTGGTTCTGCTGTTAAAAATAGTAATACTACTGATATGCAATTTATAAATCATATGTACAGACAATATACTAAAAATATAAATTATCAATTAGCACAAAGAACGGGTTCTTATAAATTTGGGATTAAGATGTTCGGGGACTCATTTAGTCGTGAAGAAGTTTCGAATAGGTATAAGAACGCTGCAACCCTTGGCGTGTGTCGTAAAGAATATCTCGCTTCTTTGGGAAAATTACCAGAAGAATATGAAATGCAGATGGATGATGAGACACTATATAGTTGGGACACGCAACAATTCATTCCTTTTAGTACGTCTTATACTCAAAGCGGAAGCAATCCTAGTAATTTAGGTGGTAGGGAGAAAAAACCTGATGACCAGCTAAATGACGGAGGAGCCACTACTAGGGACTACGACTCAAACGATGGAAAAGTTATAAGCTAATTAAATTAAATATAAATATTATTGACAAAGTTATAAAATAATAGTATAATAATATTGGGATAGATAAGGAAGTCATGAGCCTTATTGATAAGAGAATATCCGAGTTCTTTTCCCTTATTTAAAATTCTCGGAAAATAAAAATAATTGCTGTCGGAGGTAATAATTAATGTTGCTAACAAAAGAAGTAGAAATTGGCTTAAGTGGAAGACATATTAAATGGTATAAAAATAAAGGATATATAATACCAAGGGAAAAAGATAATCAAGGAAGGTTGTCAGTTCCACAGAATACAAAAATATTAGTTAAAGTAGAGGATTTATTAGATAGTTATAAGGTGCAAGTTGATATTGGATGTGATGAGTGTGGAGAATATTTAAAAACAATAGCATTGAATGATTATCGAAAATATATTAAAGACGATGAACAACATTATTGTATAAATTGTTTTAATTCATTATATATTAATGGAATTAAAGCACAAGAAGTTAAGCAAATAATTAATAATAACTTAGGAGATACTTGGAAATTACTTAATGTTAAAATAATAAATACTCAAATTAATGTAGATTTAATTAATTCGGATGGATATATGTATAGTAAAATTAAAATTTCCAGCATAAAAAAAGGTTATATACCACAAGGGTTTTATAAATCTAATATATACATATATCAAAATATTAATAATTGGTGTAAAATAAATAATTATAATATTAGATTGAGTGATGAGTACATTGGCTATGATGTAAAACTTAAATGGGAATGTTTAGACTGTAATCATATATTTGAAAGAAGTATGAATGCTATTACACGTGGGCAAGTGGGATGTTCTATTTGTGGAGATAATATTTCATACCCCAATAAGTTTGGACGTAATTTATTAAACCAATTAAATAATACATACAAATTAAAATATATAAAATTCGAATATTCACCGGATTGGATTAAACCTAAGAGATATGATAGTTATTTTGAATTTAATAATAAAAAATATATAATTGAAATGGATAGAGCATTGGGACATGGTAATAAAAAAACATTAGATGGAACCACCCCTGAAGAATCTCAAGCTATAGATGATTATAAAGATAAAAAAGCAAAAGAACATAATATTAAGATGATTAGAATTGATTGTGTAAAATCAGATATGAAATATATTAGAGATAATATTTTAGTTAGTGGATTAGCACAGATATTTGATTTATCTAATATTGATTGGTTAAAATGTCATGAGTTTGCTTGTAACAATTTAGTAAAAGAAACATCTAAATTATGGAATGCTGGAATTAAAAATTCATCAGAAATTAGTGTTATTCTGAACTTAGGAAAGAGAACAGTTATAAGATATCTTAATGAATGTAGTAAATTGGGGTGGTGTGATTATGATGCCAATGAAATACAAAAAGCAAGTGGGGTAAGATTAGGAAAATCAGGGGCGAAACCAGTTGTTCAATTGTCGTTAAGTGGTGAATATGTTCAAGAATATAGTAGCATGGTTGAAGCTGAAAAACAAACAGGAATTATTATTATGAGTATTTCATCTTGTTGCAGAGGTAAATTAAAATCTGCTGGTGGATATCAATGGATGTTTCTTTCAGATTATAATAAAAGCGAAATAAAACAATATAAAAAATCTCCATATGTTAAAAAAGTTGTTCAACTATCACTAAATAAAGAATATATTTCGGAGTTTGATAGTATTATTGAAGCAGAAAGACAATTAAAAATAAATCATTCAAATATTTCTTCTTGTTGTCTTGGTAAATATAATCATGCAGGTGGTTTTAAATGGATGTACAAATCAGATTATGAAAAATTAGTTGGATAGAATAAAAATACAATAATATAAAAGTAAGTTAAAGACTATATGTTTATAGTCTTTTTTATTTGTAATAAATAACAACAAAAAGTGAGTTGATAATATATGTACATAAAAAATGCAGAACAAATATTTTCTAAAGATGAACTTTATTATTGTTATGATATTAAAATTAAAAATTTCTTATGTAATGTAAAAAATATTCAATATATAAAAAAAAGTAAAGGAGAAGGTAAATTTTATTGGATATTTTTGATGAGTGATGAATTAGAAATTTATTTAAAGGAATGGAATAGTTAGAAAAAATAATTTTAAAGAAGTTAAAACTAAATTAACTTCTTTTTTTATTGATAATTTTAATTTCGATTTAACCAATTTAAAGGAGGTGAGTTAATTTGTGAGTGAAATAGTAAAATTTAATTGTGATAAATTTACTATAATAAGAGATGATCCTAGATTTTTGGTTTGTAAATTTTTCTTTGGACTTATCGGTTCTAACTATAATGGTAGTGTAATCGAAAAGGAAGATTATGAAAATAATAAAAATTTTATAGGATACACGCCGATTTGTGGTAAATTTAAAAATGGAGATTTTAAAGAACATGAAATTGATGAATATCCGTTAGGTAGTATATTAAGTTTAGAAGATTGTGAATATGGGTATGAAATATATGAAAATCTTGAGTATGCCACAGCATTAGGCGTGATCCAAAAAGAATACCTCACAAAGGAATCCGAGAATATTCTCAAAAGTGGCACAAAAAAAATAAGTATAGAAATTGAAGTTCTTAAAAAAGAAAAACTATCTAGTGGTAAGTTTAGGTTTAAGGAGTGGATTTATCAGTGTATAACTATTCTAGGAGATAAACTAGAAATAGCAACTGGTATGAAAAACGCACATCTTGAAGTTTTAAATAAACCAAGAGAAGCATATGCAAGTTTTTGTAAAAGTACAATAGAAACTTTTGCAAAACAAGACACAGACAATAAATTTCAGTTAGGTGATTCCGTAATACCAACAGAATTACACATGCCAGAACACGAAGGTAAAACAGGAATAATTTCAGAAGTAAAAAATGGCTATTATTATGCAATTAAATTTATTGGCGATGAAGAACAGCATGAGTGGTATGCAGAAGATGAATTAAAAATTTTTAAGAATGAAGAATTTTCAGTTGGAATTGAATTAGGTAAATCTAATTCAATTGAAATAAAAAATGATAAAGATAATTCTGTTGTTGGTGATTGGGAAGATCCTGGAGCGAAGATGTTAAATAGTCTACTTAAAGCAAGCAATCATGCTTCGCTTATAAAAGAAGCATATTTAATTATTGATGAAAATGTAGATAATGATTTATCTGTTAATAATGTCCATTATCCACATCATATTATAAATGATGGTAATTTAGTGGTACATTATAGGGGAATTCAATCTGCATTAAGCAGAGCAAGAGCACAAGGTATAACTGGTAGTCCTATATCACATTTAAAAAAACATTATAAACAATTGGGTCTTAATATGGATAACTTTGAAAAATTTAATTTAACTAAAGAAGATTATAGTTATCTATTTGAAGATATAAATAATTTTAAAGAAAGTGAGGTAGATAAGGTGGTATTTAATAAGGAAGAGTTTGCAAAAAATTTTAATGCAGTAGCAAATGAAATGTGGGGTAATATAGTCAATGCTAGTGAAATAAAAGCAGAAGATTTAAAGGCATTTGCAAAAGAAATTCTTACTGAAGAATTTAATAGTTTTGCTAAAATAAAAGTAGATGAAAAAAATGTGGAATTTATTCAAGAAAAAGAAACTTTACAATCTACTTTTGAATCTGAAAAAGAAACTATTAAAGCAGAATTTATTACTAAATCAGAAGAATTTACTACACAATTAGCGGAATTCACCACTCAATTAGAAGAAAAACAAAATTCTATTGTTTCTTTAGGTCAAGAACTAGATGGTTTAAAAGAACAATATTCTGCCAAAGAAACAGAAATTGAAACTTTTAAATCTGAAGTTGAGACTTATAAAACAGAGAATGAGATTCTTAAAACTGATATTGTTAATTTTGCTAAAGAAAAGAAAGAAACTCAAGCAGAAATTATTCTTTCTAAATTCGCAAAGAAAATTAATGAAGATGAAAGAAAAGATTTATTTGGTAAACTTGAAAAATTTAATACTGTTGAAGAATTTGAGAAAGAAGTTAAAGCTTTTGTTTGTGATAAATATGAAGCTGAAACTAAAGGAAAGAAAGATTTTGCAAGTTATTCTCGTATGGGAATTGTTGTAACAAATGAAACTAAGCCTGAAGGTGAACATTGGACTGATTATGTAAAAGATTATCAAGAAAAAAATTAAATTAATATTTAAAGGAGGAATTTTTAGTGAGCAATATATGTGAATTTATGAATGAGGCAATTTTTGATGCTGATGTATTAAGTGTACAACATGCTTCAACAGCACTCGATGATGGTTATGTAGGTGAATTAACTGGTTTAGTATCTGGAGAAAGAGATTTATATGCAATTGCTACTGCTACTGCTGTAACTACTAATGAAGTAGTAATGGTTGTTGGTGCAGAAGTCCATATTGATGCATTTGGGTTTAGAACTCCGGTACATAATAAGGCAACTTTTACTTATATCGCAGGGATGCCAGTCCGTGCTTATAGAATGAGAGTTGGTATGAGATTTAAA